GTAAATGGATCTTATTTTTCAACTCACCCTTGTATTTCTCAATCTCTCTAATGGCTTTTGAAATTGAATCTTCTGAAAGCTTGAAAACTATAGGTTTATTCACTTAACTTCACCTTTGTAACAGCATAGGAAATAGCGTTCAGGCTTTTAGCCACTTTCTTTACGATATAATCGTGGGGCTTGGTTGTATCTAATGAATCTATCCATAAGATGCTTGTTTCGGAGATGGGAAGGTTTACATCGTCTGTGACGAGGATCTTGTCGTAATTCTCCATCTCGCCAAATTGCCTGGTAGAATACTCACCTCTCGCGGCTGATACGTTGATTTTCAAAGGTACAGGTTCACTATATAAAACCTCGTACTCCCCTGTCGGGTTCCCATACTCGTCTGTTAAGGGTTTTTTACCCTCGTACAAGGCGTAATAAATCGTTTGTTTATTACGTTCTAATGTTCTCACTCAAACACCCCCACGTAAGGGGTTATCCCCTTCATGAGGCTTTCGGGAACATCTGCGCTTTCGTATGTTCGGCTTATGCCATTTTCATTATGGGAAATCTGTCCTTCCGCCCCTCGTTTGTTGTATAAATATAAAGCTATCTCAACTTGTTTTGTAGCATACCGGGAGGGTACTTCTTTTATTGAACCGTCGTAGGGATAAACCCTTTCTAGTATCTTCTGAGCAGAAAGGGTCAAGAGCATGAGTAGCAAATCATCTTCGCTATTGTCGCCCTGCTTACCTAACAGTATTTTTAATTGATTGAGTTTGTCCGTCATCTCCGCCACTCATGCCAACTCCTTTCTTAATCTTCTGAGTCGGGGTCGGGTTCAGGTTCAGGTTCTGCTTCTCGAACGATTTTAACAGCCTTTGTTTCATCAGTTAGAGCTGCAAGGTAATATTTCCTAGAGTAGATTTCATTCAAACGGGTGTTAGGGTCACGTTTTTGTTCGACTTCTGTACCTTTCTTATTGAAAAGGGTAACAGCTTCTCTAGTTCCAACTATTACGGTACCATCCTCAGCGTCTTTTTTGGTGTAGATGTTTACACCCGCAACCGTCCCAACGTAGCCGGTTCTTGCGAAAGATTCAACGTATTTCAAATCGTCTTTCAATGTCTTGCGTAGTTTTGCCATTTCTTTACTGTTGACGAAAGCGAACACTTCTAAATCCTCGAAGTTCTCAACATCTAATAATGCAACAGCGTCAACAAAAGCGTCAAAACCAATAGCGTTAGCACCTGTCCCGGCATATACAATTAATTCGGTTTTGTTAAATTCGTTAAAAATGTCGTCATTTATAGTGTTGAACATATCGGTAGCCATGTGTTTTAAACCAACTTGAACTACCATAGGGTCTCTCATTACTTCCTCATCGTAGTATGCGAAACAGTTCTGTGCTAATTGGATTTTATACTCTTCCGTTGCATAACTTACTTCAATGCTCTTGGTGTTACCTTCGCCCATTTCCAATTTCTCGGTTCCGTCTGTAGCACGGTAGACGTGAATCTTCTTGGTATCACCTGCCACACCTACTAACGAATTGTCCACGGTGCAAAAACGTACCAAGTCTAAATGGGAATTATACTGATCCTCAATCTCATTGGCTAAAACAAAATTATCATAGATCGTGTGCTCATGCTCAAATGACATTCATTACTCCTCCTTATAAAATTCTTTGTATAACTCAGGGTTCTCCTTTGCAAATTTTTGTTTCTCTATCAGGCTCATTTTCTTAAACTGTTCTTTGGTAATTTCGCTTCCACCGTTGCCCGCCGGGGGCTTTCGGGTGTTTTTCAACAATTCAGCTTTGACGCTTGCTTCTGTTGCTGCCTTTTGGGCTTCGATAACCTTAACCATGTTTTCCGCATAGGTTTTTGTCGTTTCTTCATCGTCCGTAACAACCACTTCCAATAGAGGTTCGTAATCCTCCTCAGTTAATCCAGCTTCTACGAATATTTCTTTGGCTCGGAGTTTCGCCAATTCTTTGGCGTACCGTTGTTGTGATTCTATGGCTTTCTCTAATTCGGCTTGTAGTTTCTCTTCATCCGTCATTGACTTTTCCTGCAATTCTTTCAATTGCTTTTTAACCTTCGCAAGCTCAGAAGCTGTTTTGTCGAAAACCTCTTTACTCACGCTTTTAGGTAAGGTGGAAGGGTCTACCAAATTCACACCTTTTAGCGCTTCATTAATTTCGTCGAGCGTCATATTTTCCTTGTAGGCATCGCCTAGTAACGTTTTCAAATCCATGTTTCATAACCTCCTGCGTTTTTATAGGTGTTCTCTCACCTTTGATTTTGAGTTTTAGAGTGTTCTCTCACTTTTTGTGTTTTAACGACTTCTCTGTCGGCACCGTTTAACGGTCAACTAGCACTCTCACGATGCTCTGTGTTAATTCTGTTCAATTTTTTACAACGAGGGCATTTGATTTCTGCCTTTCCTTTGACTTTACCTAGCAATCTACCGCACTTCAAGCATCTAAATTCAATCAAACGTCATCCCCTCCCGGGTTGGGTTTATTATTACCCGGTGTAGATGTTGCTTTAGCTGTTTTCCACTTCTCTAAATATTCCCGTGAGTCTAAATATACTTGCTCGGGGTCACTATATAGTCCACTATGGGCTATCGCTACCTGCGGATGAATACCAGCCTCTAGTTGATTCTGTAACCCTTGTGTCTTAACCAATAAATTATCGGTCTTATTGCGAGTGAACTTAATGTCTATCTCACTCAACCTCAAATTAAACCTTACGGTGTCCCTAAGTATTCTTAACACCAACCGAAGGAATCTCTTTTCAGAACTTTTGAACATCAGTTCGGTATCTTTAGCTCTAGCCTCGGCAGCGCTCCATCCGTCACGTAGCATTACAGCTTGTCCCGTATCACCTGTTGAACGGCTTCTACCTTTTCTATCGGGCATACCACAGATAATCAGAACCATTTGGTAGATGTCGTCTTTTGCCACCTGAACTTGCGACTGATTGAGTTCCTTCGATACAATATCGACATCTGCTGGATTATTAGAATCGCTCTTAATCTTTAAAGCGCCCATCTCTTTTAAGGCGGTAAACTGTTTTTCGTCTATATCACAATTGACAAACTTCATAAACGCTTGAACAAATTGCTCTATTCCATCCATTCGATTAGATGCAATGTTATTGAGTGCATCCAACAGAGGTAATACAACCTCGAACGCTCCCAATCTTGCACTATTAGCAGGGTACTCGATTATGGGAATATCACCTAAAACATGAGGTTCACTATCTACGATTTCATCGTCTTTAATCTCAAAGTACATATCTTTAGTGTATACACTGAAAATTCTCTGATTTTCTTCGGTTTCAATATATTTTACTCCCATTAAAGGCTTCTTACCGAATCCGTTATTGTATACCACAAAAGTATATCTGGGGTCAAGTGTATCAATTTCGAACGGGCTATCGTCGGGGTCTACCCCTGCCAACTCGTCAGGAAGTACCATCCTATACGATGTTCCGCAGATATAAAACCATTCGGCTAACTCTTTGTCCTTAGCAGCCTTATCTTCCGCAAACATATATTCGTTCAATCGAGTGATTTTTTCAGATATTTCCTCACTCTCACCCCGTCTAACGTATTGGATGGGTTCACCAAACGTGTAACTTTTCTTGAAGTCTACTATCTCGAGGGCGTGATTTTCGACGATTTTGTTGTTTATCTCAGGTCTAACCCGCTTGACACGTTGAAGAATAGGCTGGTTACCACGGTAATAACGGTAGAGGTAATCTATTTCACTACTGTTGATGAGGTGAACGTTCATCGCCTTTTTCAAAACATCTATTACGTTCTCACTTGTTATTTCGCTCTCAGACGAATAAATAACTTTTCTACCGAAGAACTGTCTACTCCCTACAAACGTATTGCCTATTTCAGCACTCGTCGTAATCACCCCTTTCAATTTTGTCAATCAAACCACTTCATCCTTTCCCCTAAATCAGCATCCATAGCTTTCCTCGTTCCACATAAGTAGATTATTGGCGACTTCTTACTAACTGGATGATATTCCTCAACTTCACTATAACCACCGTAATCAAGCGACGCTGCGGTGTTGATGTATAAAGTATCATTGACTTGAATTTTGTCATTTCTTAAATCCGGCACATTAATTACCCCGGGTATAATCGCTCCTAGATGGGAATGTGAATGGATGTATATATCAGCGGCAACTAT